GCGGGCCTTGGATTTGCTGGAGGTAAGGATGGTCAAATAGATAAGTTTCCAAATCTTCTTAATATACTTAATCCATTTAAGTTTTATCCTTTACTATTCAAATCTTTCTTTGGTAAGAGAGATGAAAGTGAAGTCAGTGCTGGTGGTGGTGAGACTGCGGTTGTTGATGATAATCAAGATAATAAGAATGGTGCAAATGCAGATGCGGTGGCCGAGGAGACAACATATGAGAGTGGTGAAGGTAGTGCTGTAATTATTCCAATTCCAGTTCAACAATCCACTCAACAAGTTGCGATTAAGAATAAGAGAGGTAGAACCGTCAGATATAAAACAATCGTTTTAGACGATACTGAACTCTCTTTATACGGAGGTAAATAATATTATGAGTAACGAAGCCAAAAAATCATCACCAGCAACCATATCTAAAGCAAACATTATCTCTAATAAAGATCCAGAGAAAGTTGCTAGTGTGGTCAATGGATTGGTTCGTTTAACCTATCATGAGAGTATACTACAAGATTCTATCAAAGCGTATGTTGTTTTTAGTGATGTTGGAAATGCTATCGATGGTAAATCTGTAGTAGAGGGTCTTCCTCTCATAGGAACCGAAGATTTTAAATTAGAGTTTGAAGATAATAATGAGGAGAAAATTAAAGTTGATATGATTGTTAACAAGGTATCTCCAGTGTATGAAGATGGAAGTAAAAATGTTATTAGTTTAGAATTGGTATCTGAGGAATTTATCCGAAATGAAATGGGTGAGGCTAGATGTAGAACTAGAGAAACTGGAAGAGTGGATGAACATGTTAAAAAAATATTTAAAACAAGACTAAACACTAAAAAGGAATTACATATTGAAGAAGCAGAAAATGAATATAATTTTGTCGGTAATAATCGTAAACCATTTTATATGTTAAATCTTCTATCTAAACAAGGGATTCCCTCTGGTTCTCCCGAAGGTGTCACTGCAGGATTTTTATTTTTTGAAAATGCTGACGGATATCATTTTAAATCTATAGAAGGATTGTTTAAACAAGAGAAAAAGAAATCATATGTTTTTAATAATTCAACTGATGTGCAAGCAACTCCTGCAGGATATGATGGAAAAATCTTAGAGCATCAATCAGATAGTTCAATTAATATACAATCAAAAATGAACATGGGTGCATACAAAACTAAAATAGTTTTATTCAATGCCTATGATTGTAAGTATGAGGTCATAGAACAAACTGCTGAACAAGTAAAAAAACAAGTTGAGATGGCTGGAAAAGATCTTCCCAAGTTCAATGAAAAGTTTGACACTGCTGCTGATGATTTCACTAGAACTACTTTATATGTGGTTGATAGTGGAACTTTACCTGGCGGAACTACTGATCAACAAATTGGAGTTGGCAATACTTCAGATAATTTTAAAGCAATCAAAACATTAAACCAATCTATTCGTAGATATAATCAACTTTTTTCTGGTATGATGACAATAACCATCGCTGGAGATTTCAGTTTACATGCAGGAGATGTTATATTTGTTGACATATTCTCCGTTCAAGCAGAGAAAGATGATACAGTAAACAGGGAGAGTGGTGGTCTATATATTATAGCCGACTTATGCCACTATGTTAGTTCTGAAGGAACTTATACTAAATTAAATTTAGCAAGAGATTCCTTCGGTAGAAAAGGTAATCACAGCACGAGGTAACTATGACTACTAAAATTCCAAATCAAGATCTAAACCATGCAAACATTGATCCTAAAGATGGAAAAGAGCATGTTAATCATGGTATGTTAGAATATACTAAAGAAGATTTAAAACTTCACAATGAAGCATTTCATGATCATGAAGAAGATGAAGTAATACCAAATGAAGGTAAGATTAATGATTGGCACACCCGACATGAAGATAAACATTTAGAAATCTATTGCGACAATCATCCTGATGCATTTGAGTGTAGAGTATACGACGACTAAAATATGGAATCGTCATCATTATTTAATCCTGGTTTCTTAGGAGGCAGTTTCTATTGGTTTATAGGCCAAGTTGCTGACGATTCAACGTGGAGAGAAAATCAAAACCCCGAAAAGTTTGAAAAGGTTGAGGAGATGCCAGCATGGGGATATCGATACAAAGTTAGAATCATTGGTCATCATGATCAAGAGGAATCTAGTGTAACTGCAGAACAACTTCCTTGGGCTCAAGTCATGTATCCTGTGACTGCTGGAACTGGTCATGGTGGATCATACCAATCACCTGCGATAAGACAAGGTAGTTTTGTCTTTGGATTCTTTCTTGATGGAAAAGATCAACAAACCCCGATAATCATGGGTTGTCTTGGTAATAATGCTAAGACAAAACTTGAGAGAGAAATGGGAACTGAGGGTAGTGGTGGAAAAAACTTTACCCCACAAAGTTTTTATTCTAAAAATATAAATCAAGAACCAAACGAGCAAAAGAAACTTGCTGACAAAGATTTTGCACCCAAACAAGCAGGAAATGAAGCATATAATTCACCATCAGATTCAAACGTATCTGCAGAATCATCAGATGCGAACAACATGTATGATATCTCTGATGAAAGAACATCATATGTATTAGATGAGAAACATACATTAGCATGCCCAAATCCAGATACACAATCTGATACAAAAAATATACAGACTGTGATAGGAACATTGACTGAAAAAATAGAGAGATTTCAACAATCTCTTTTGGATGCTAATAAGGCTGGAGGTTTACCTGTATTAGAAAGTAATAAAGATATAGACGCAGCGATTGAATCTGCATCTGAAGAGATGTCAAAATTTATGAAAGGCACAATGAATAAACTTCAACAGTTTACAACTAAGGAGTTTAATGAGAAACTTGCACCTTTAGAAAATCTTGCTCCACCATCTCATACGTTAGAATTATTAAATAAAAAAGTAGAGGGATTAGAAAAAATTGCTTGCATGTTTAATGGTATGGCAGGTTTAGCACTTGCAGGATTGATTGCTGCAGCACTAAAGAAAGCATTTAATAGGAAGAAGAAGTTATCAGAACAAGCAGCAGCAAATAGTGCTGCTTCAGAGGCAGGAGTTGTTGGTGTTAGCACATCATCAGTGATACCTAGTGTTCCTTTATTAGATACACCTGGTTCTAATCAAGTTCCACAACCATCTAAAGATGGATTTTATAGACCCACACCACTTTGTGAAACTGAAGAAATTATAGGTGAGGTGTTGGGAGGAAATATTAATACAATCATGCAAGGATTTGATAATGCAATTGGCCCTGTAATAGATGAGATTCAAAATTCACTTGGTGGATCGTCTACTGAAACTGGATCTGATTCTGATAAAAATAAAATTGATAATGCAATAAATGAAAATAATGTTTTAGCATCTCTATCTTCTGGTGCTTTAGTTTTAAGTTTTTCTCAGACTGTAGCAGATAAAGCAAAAATAGATCCTAAGACCATAGGAGGTGCGAATCGTTTTTGGGCAGACGGAAACTATGGTAGTGGATTACTTCAATTTATTGATGCTGCAAATCAAAACACTCCTGATAATCAACAATTAATTGCACAAGCACTACAACTGATAGATGATAGATCAAATCCTACAGGGATAGCATCTGGATTAGTTTTAGCATCTAATTTATTGGGTGTGGATGAAAGTCTATTAATAGGGGTAGGTAATGCTTTTCAAGCAATAAGAACTGGTGATATTCCTAATTTAATAAGTGCTGCTGGTGGTTTAGCAGCGATTAATCCAAGAGTATTAAATGCCATCGCTGGTCAAGGAGCTGCTGTTGCTGGTGGAATACCTAGTGGTTTGGGTTTAGGTGCATTGGGTGGTATGAATTTTGATATTGCATCTGCATTAGGATTTGTCAATTCAATAACCAAAATATTTAATTGTGATCCTGATCCAGAGTGTTCACCTAATGATCAACACACAATGCAAAGCGGAGGTTTGTCATCTGATAAACCTAGCACATCAAATGTTGCAGAGTCTGCTAAAAACACTTCTCTCTCAACAAAAGAGAGAAAATCTTATGGAACTAGTGTTGAAAAGTTGAGTTCTAGTAAAGAAGGTGTTACAATTAAAAAGGTATTTGCCAAACCAAAAACAAGAACAACTGACCTAACTAATCTTGTTGGGTATGTAAATGGTCAACCTTACTATGGTGATTTCCATATTCATAAGAGAGAAGATGGAACAATAGTTAAAATGGTTGGTATCGCACATACAACCACACCTCATAGTGTCATATATGACACAGTTCAAGAGAGTTTACAATAATGCCAATATCACAAACTTCATTCGATAATATAACAGTAGGATACATTAGCGAGACTGATGGATATGTTCAAAATGTATCACTCGCTGATGCAAATGCATATGCAACACTAAATCCAGAAACAGAATTTATTTTTATTGATGGAGATGAGAAGGTTAGATTTTTGACAATTAGTGAAGTCAATGCACTAACTCCCAAAAATTTGTTAAGATCCGATCCTTGTTTAATTGGTGATCAACCTTGTGGCCCACCCAAACTTAAATTTTTTGGTGGTCGTGGTGTTGGAGCAACTGCGAATCCAGTTGTAGATGTTAATGGTAATTTAATTGCTGTTGATCTTGTGAGTGGTGGTTTTGGATATGTTTCACCACCTCAAGTTCAAGTAATTGATCCGTGCAATAACGGTAGTGGTGCTGTTTTGGAAACAATTATTGAAAATGGAGTTGTTGTTCAAGTAATTGTGAGGGATAGTGGTCAGGGTTATTTACCACCAGCACAAACAGTTCCTCAATATCCTGCTATCATAGAACTTACAGGTGTGACTGTTACAAATCCAGGCTTCAATCATAATTGTGGAGTGGATACGATAGAAATAATACCAAGCAATGGTAGTGTTCTCTCATATAATTGCGATCCTTTCGGGAAAATAAAATCAGTATCCGTTGATAAGGGAGGTAGATTTACAGAACTGCCACAAATCAGAATGAATACAGTGACTGGATTTAATGCAACTTTTGTTCCTAATTTTGATATTATTCGTGACCCACAACCAGTCGAACCAGTTCTCACAGATGTAGTTCAAGTATTTGATTTAGTCGGGTTAAATATAAATGGTTACGTTGATGGTAAACCATACTATGGAAATGTTTACTATGTAAATGGCATCAGATACGCAGGAACATCTGCACAAACATCTGGAACTAATATCGTAGTTTATGATACACAGATTGCAAGTGTTCAGAAGAGACAAATCGAAGGAACCATTACAGCATCTCAAAGAGAAGAGACTGAAACTCAGGAGGATACTATAGAAGCTATAAGTTCTCCAACTAGAGGAAGTTATTCCACCACACCAATTAGTGCACCATCAACAACACCATCAACCAGCACACCAAGCACAACACCTGCAAGTGGAGGTGGTTACACAACACCATCAACACCAGCACCAGCACCATCAACACCATCAACACCAGCACCATCAACACCAAGCACACCTAGCGGTGGTGGCGGTGGCGGCTACGGAGGAGGATACTAATGTCATCAGGTAAGAAAAAGAATTTCTGGAACCAAGTTATCAGTGCCATGAATGGTGCGATTACTTTTGGTAAATTGAGCCCAAAGGGTGATGTCACCTCAAGTGTTCACATTCAAGCACTTGATGGTAGACATTTCATGTGCTTTGATGAGGATGGGCCAAGAACTGGTTATACATTACTAAACTCACCAGGTTCAACCTTTATTCATAGTGGTGAAGATTTAAAAAAAGAGCAAGAAGCAATCATGATTCTTGCTAAAAATGGTGACATACATCTTAAAGCAACCAATGGAAAGATAAAATTAGAGGCACTTGACATTGAATTAATTGCAAATGGTAACGCACCTCACGGTGTTCTTTGGGCAAATGGATATGAGACCTTGAAACTTGACTCAAAAAATGTTACAATAGATGGAAAGCAATCTTGTAAAGTTATGACATCTGGATTGCTGACGATGAGAGGTAGTCTTGGAACTCAAATGTTATCACCACTTATCGAAGGAATCTCTCGTGCATTAACGAAAGATAAACTACCAGAACCA